TTATGTCATTTTATTAACTTCTTGTACTAGTTCTTTTATATTTCTATGTGTATATACACTTTCAGTTAAATCACTTATTACATGGCCCATAATTCTTTTTTGAATATATTCATTTGCTCCAGCTTGTTTCATTCTTGTTGAGAATGTATGCCTACAATCATATGGAGTGTGATTAAAGTTGTATTCATTCATAAATTTATTACTAGCTATGGAAAATTTACCATAATTAAATTTATCTATAATACAAGCAAATGGATATTCTGCATCTTTAGTATTATCTAGAAAATATTTTATTAGATGTTTAATTTTGTTATGTATAGGTATTATACGATTCTTACCAGCCTCAGTTTTTGAACCTGTAATAAAATATTCTTCTTCAAAGTGTATATTATCTCTTTTAGTTATAAATAATTCGTTTGGCCTTAAACCAGTATAACACATTATTAACATTGTTTTTGCAAAATCAATATGTTGCAATCCCCATAATATTGATATTTCTTCTTCTGTAAATGGGATATGTTTATCAGATTTAGGTTTTTCCCCAACGTACAATCTATCAGTTGGATTTTTTACTATAGGAAGTTCATATTCATTAATAGAATATTCAAATACCTTAGTAAAGACAGTTTTTATATATCCCTTACCGGAATATCCTAATTCTTCATTATTATGCTTGTTTTTAGCATTGTTTATTATATCTTGTAACTGTTTATATTTAATATCTAAAACACGGCAATTATATAGGGTTTTGCAATGATTCTCATATGCACTCCTTAAACCTTTTAAATTACTGTACGACATTTTGTCTTTATCAACCAATTCTTCAAGTATTTTTTCAACTTTTATCCAAACTTGAGAAAATGTAACATCTTTATAATCTAAATCGTATGGACTAGAATGAAAATCAGCTAATAGTTTAAGTCCTTCTTTTTGACTAGATACAAAGCCTAGAACTTTTCTAATTTGTTTTCCATACATATCCCAACCAGTTGTTACTCTAACTATAAATCCGTTTCTTCTATTTCCTTTTACTTTACAGATACTTCCATAACCATTGGGCAATTTCATAATAAATTACCAACCTTTAATTTGTTATTTTTTTTACTCATATTTTCACTCTCCTTATTGCTTAATTTAGTAATTTTTGCTATAATTAGAGTACATAAAAAAGAATTTGTTTGTGGTTAAATAGATTTCAATTTTATGTACACTTTATGTGTTGACTTCGTGTTGGTAGCGCGGAGTCTTTTTTTATTTATTTTTGTTCTATAGATTTAGTATTTTTAAAATCAAGTGCGTTTTCAGATGTAACTATTTTTTTACCTATTCTTTTTTCTATATTTCTTCTAGTTATTGCAGCTACTTCTCCACCATCTTGTGCGTCAATTTTTAATTCTGCCATTCCTTGAGAGTCATTTGTTCTATGTAGTTCTGTTGTCGTAACCTCTGCAAGTGTAGTAAGTGCTAATTCAAGTGGCGACATATTATCACGTAACACTTGATTTTTGCTTAAATTTTTAATGGCTTTATGTTTTTTTGTTGTAATTCCAAAAGTGCCTTTACTAATTTCATCCGTTAAGATAGCGTAATCGCGTTTGTCTGTAATTCCTCTTTTATCCCATTCTTCAGTTAAAGAATTTCTAATTGGAATACCTTTTATTCTTGCACTTATCCATTCATCTGTGTATCCTTTTTTTAGATAGGTCTGTCTAGCTCTTTCAATTGCAAGTTCTGGGTTAATGGTTTCCTGTATTCTTTCTTCGGCTAATCTCGCAAACCAAAGTTTAAACGGTTCTGCATTTGGACTAGGTATTGACTGAATAATTCTAAAGATAGTTTCTCTATTGGCACATTCTGTACTTCTTATTTTTCCATCTTTAGCTGTCATTTTTAAGTGTCGACAATTTGTCGACAGTTCGTAAAGTTCTTCATTTTCCATCCTTTTTTTAAGTCTATACCAATAGTCTCTTGGATTTATACTTCCACTTAGTATTTCAATTATATCAACGATAGAATAATACCATTCTCCGTTGTATTCTTGTCTTCTAATTTTTCTATTTTCAAATAGAACTAAGTCTTTATTATCTGGTATTTTATTTTGCATGCTATTCCTCCTCTCTTAATTCTTCTAGATATTCACTAGTAGGATCTAGATCTAAAGTGATTTCTCGACTTTTAAAATGTAATTTCGATTTAACTTTTTTTAATTCAGTATTTGTTTCTTTAAATAATTTTTCTAAACTTTTTTTTATGTCATCATTAAGTGAAGAATCGTCAAGCATTTTTTCTAATTGACATTTTTTCTCATTTAACATGTTATATTCTTCGGCCAAATCTATATTGCCACCATCTGCTGAATAAAGATATTTACAATTTTCTTTTTGTTTAGTTGCTTTTTCATTTAATCCTCTATCAAATGAAATGAATGTATCTTTTAATTCTTGAAAATCATATTCGTTAATTTCTTCTTTCATTCTTTCTATGTAATAATTATAATTAAAAACTATGTATATTAAATCAATGATTCTTACTTTGTCATTCTTTTTATATGGGTAAAATTCAAAAGGAAGAGTTATATAGTCATTAGTACTTAGTTTTATTAGAATACTTTCTGCGTCTTCATCATATCCCATTAACCAAACAGGGTTGACGTCAAGAACTTTTGCTATTGTTGTTAATTTATCTTGTTTTGCTTTATAGTTGCCAGATAGATAATTTGATATAAGCGACTTGTCAATTTTAGCTTTTTCAGCCAATTCTGCGGGTTTCATCTTTCTCATATTTAAAGCTTTTTTTAATCTGTTCGCAAATGTATCAGAAAACATTTCTTTTCGCCTCCTAAATAAATTTTACACTATAATAGAGAAAAAATCAACTGTAATTGAGTTTTTCTAAAAAAATAGTTGACAAATGATATTATAGGTGATATCATGAAGATAAGTTGAGATAAACTCAACAGAAAGGAGGGTATATGAAAAAAATTGAATATAATTACAATAAGTTGCGCGGTATGATTCGTGAGGTATTTAAAACACAAGAAAAATATGCAGACTTTCTTGGTATTTCTGAAGGCCAGTTATATAAAATATTTAATGGAAATTCATATTTCAATCAAGCTCAAATATCAAAAACTGCAATATTTTTAAATTCAACTGCTCAAGAAATTTTTGATTATTTTTTTACAGAAAAAGTTGAGTAAAACTAAACATTTTTTAACCACAAATAAAGGAGAAAAAAACTTATGAAATTAAAAGACATGAATAGAATACCTATTCAAAATGTAGCAGAGCTATTAAATTGTTCTCCACAATTCGTAAGAATAGGATTACAGCAACAACGACTACCAATCGGAACTGCTGTTAAGATGTCTAGTACATGGACATATCATATATCTTACGAGTTATTAAAAAACTATGTTGGAGAGCAAAAAATAATAGAATACGAAAAGATGAAAGGAGAGATAGTATGAGAAAGTTAAAAAAAATGATATCAAAGTATTTTGGATTAATATTTTTTTACACAGCTATTGTTGGAATGATAGTTCTTGCAAATTATCGTTTTGAAGTACAAGAAAAAAACACTGCAGAACCGCAAATTCAAGCCAGTGTTAATAAATAATTAACCAAAATTATTTATGCTTTAATTATAGCAAAAAAATACTAAAAAATCAAATGGGGGTTAAAAAATAATTAAAAAGGAAGGTAAAACATTATGAAAGAAAAAAAAGAATATATGAAATATTGTGTTGAACTAATGCAAAAAAATGATGATTTTGAATCGTATAAGTGGGGGCCTATTTTTACATTTGATACTCTTAAAGAAGCTTTAGATTTTATTGAAAAAGCATTATTAAATTCAACTGGTGTTCTTGCTTATATTTATGAGCTTGAAGAAAATGAATAATATGACTGAGGATAAATTTTATTGGATAAAACTTCGCACTAACTTTTATAGAAAAAAAGAAATTGATTATTTGTTAAGTCAAGATTATGGAGCATGTTATGTTGTAATATATATTCAATTGTGTTTCTCAACAGCAAATAATGGTGGTAGATTAGAAGAAAGAATAGGTGAAATTACTATTCCATATACTACTAAAAAAATAGCCTTAGATTTAAAATATTTTAATGAAGATATTATAGATAAAGCTCTAAAATTATTTCAACAATTAGGTCTTATTTGTGAAGAAAATGGTATTTTGAGAATAGTTAATTTTGAAGAAATAGTAGGGTTTGAAACAAAATGGGCTGAAAAAAAGAGAAAATATAGACAAAAAAGTAAAAAAAAGGACAACGTAAAGGACAATTTAGTGGACAATAAAGGGGACATTCAAAGGGACATTGTCCTAGACAGCAAAGAGGACATTGTCCGACAAGAGATTAGAGATAAGAGTATAGAATATAAGAGTATAGATATAAAAGAAAAAGAAATAAATAAAGAAAAAGAAAAAGCAGCAGCAGCTAATAATACTCAGAATACGATTTACGATTTGCTCACAGAAAGTTTTGGAAGAACTTTTAACACAATAGAAGAGGAACATATTAATTCTTGGGAAGATAATGAACTAACAAGGTATGCTATTAAGTCAGCAGTGCTTAGTGGGGCATATAGTCTTAAATATATTGATTCAATTCTTAGAAGATATAAAACTGAAAATATTAAAACTGTAGAAGAAGCAAAAGAAAGCGAAAAAAGATTTAAGAATAAAAGCAAAAATTATGTAAATGAGGAAAGTAAAGAATGGATATAGTAAAGAACCAAGACATAATAGAAAAAACTTTTTTATCAATTCTTATTCTTCAACCTAAGATAGGATTTGATTTATTACAAATAAAACCAAAATTTCTTGAAAATAGATATCATTCTGAAATATTAGCTCTAGCCATTGAGGCAATGAACAAATATAAGTCAGTAGATATTGTAACAATATGCAGTGGACATGAAAAACTATTAGATATAGCATTTCAGGCAATAAGCGATGAAAATGTGCCAATTTCAGATATCAGACAACAATTCATGACTATGCAAAAACTTATACTAGAAAATTATAAGAAGAAAGTTATCAAAAACTTATCAACAAAATTAAACAACGGAGAAATAGATTGTAACAAATATCTTGAGTATATGGAAAAAGTAAATGAGGTCGTTATTAAAGATGAAACAACAGTACTTGATGAACAAGAACTAGTTGAAAACATTAATTCAAAAAATATTGGTATTGAACTTGATAATTATCCAAAGTTAAATGAAACCTTAAAGTTAGTTCAAGGAGATTTCTTAATTATTGGAGCAAGTACTGGAGTTGGTAAAAGTGGGTTGCTATTAAACCTCATGAACCAATTAATGGACAGATATCAATGTATCTACTTCAATATGGAAATGAGTAAAAGTACTATTTACAAGAGAATGATAGCAATTAATTCAGGTATTCCAGTTTATGACATTGACAGTCCAAAGTCAGAAAATCAAAAAAATATAATTCAAAAAAGTATCAAAGAAATAGTCAGTAAAAAAAATATAGTTGAACACAAGGCAAGTTACTTACACGAAATTAAGGGAGTTTTAGGAAAACACAAAGATGACAAAAAACACACAATAATATTTTTAGACCACATTGGACTTATTAAAAGCTTTGGTAAAAAAACATTGTACGAACAAACAACAGATGTAGCAAAGTCGTTAAGACAATTTTGCTTAGATTATGACTGTACAATAATCGCAGCGTGTCAATTAAATAGAGCAAGTTATAATTCAGAAGAATTAAGTCTATCAATGCTTAAAGATAGCGGGGAACTTGAAAACAGTTCAAGTAAGGTAATATTACTTTATCGCAATAAGACACAAAGCGGTGGGTTACCAAAATTTACTGAGGATATGGTTTTAGAAATAGTAAAAAATCGTGATGGAAGATTAGGAAAAATACCATTTGAGTATGACAAAACTAAACAAATTTTTAAGGAGAAGATAAATTTATATGAAAACAATTGAATTTAATCAAAAAGAAGTACAAGTTATTCTAACATCATTATTAGAATTAAAACTAACTCATAAAAGAGAAATAGATAGAGGTTTAAAAAATAATCAAGATGTTGATTATTATCAAAAAGAATTATTAATAATTGAAGATGTTATGCAAAAAATGCTTGATAACTTTGGAAAAAATATATGGGAGGATTTATGATAACAAGAGAAATAGAAAATATAAACTACACTAATTATGAAATAAGCAATATTATGGAAACTTTAAGAGATTATTTATACACTTTAAGTAAAGCTGATGCTAGGGAACTTGAAAGAATAATTACTTTAGTAAATGTAAGCCTAGAAAAAAACGAAAAAGTTATAACTCTGCATGATAATTTAGCTAAAAAAATAGTTAAAAGTGGTATCCAAAATGATGGCAAATGATTATGAACCTCAAAGGGCTGGAGTAGTTACTACATTTGAGACCAGGGGAGAAGCTAACGAAAAGATTGATAAGAAAAAGAGATATTCACAAATACTTGAAATTTTAGAGGAAAAAGGTAGTCTTACTGCAAAAGAAATAGCAGTTGAGATGTGTAAGCGAGGATGGATACCTACAAGCGAAAGGAACTTTGCAAGTCCAAGGTTAACGGAAATGCTACACGATGGCAGAGTGGAAACAGATGGTAAAAAAACTTGCCAATATAGTGGGGTTAAGGTAGCGTTATTTAAAATTAGAAAGGAAAATAAAATATGAATAATTTAATAATTGTGGGAAGAATTGAAAAATCCCCTGTAATGAATGAAAAAGAAAACTGCGTAGAGTTTACTTTAAAAGTTGGAAGAACTTATCGAAATAAAAATGGAGAATATGAGGTAGATTTTATACCAATAAAAATATTTGGCCCTATGCAACAAGGTGTAATAGACCATTGCAAAGAAAATGATGCCATAGCTGTAAAAGGAAGACTATCAAAACTTAGAAATGAAAAATTAGAAATAGTTGTTGAAAAGTTGTCTTATATTGCAAGTGGAAAGGACTTTCAAAATGAAAATATTTAAGAATAAGAAGGCAGAACTAGTAAAAGACAAAGCTCTAGTTGAAATTGAAGATTTTGCAAATAGTATCTTGAAGAAAGTAAATTGGAGTTTTGAAGTTATGCAAGGTAGAGATAACTATAAAAAACTCTATGAATTAGAAAAAAATAAGAACAGAGAACTAGAATTAAAGGCAAATGAAAAATCAGAAAAAATTACTACTTTAAATTTAGAATTAATTCGTACAAGACAAGAAAGAGATGCGCTGTTAAATTTCTTAGATAAAGTAGCTACAGCATTTAAAGACACAAATGAAAATCTTGTTAAAGAAATAGCAGACTTAAAATCAGACAGATATTTGGTTGTTAAACAGAGAGCTACAAAAGCTACAACACAAAAAATTGGAATAAAGAGTGGTACTAAAACTAGCAAAATTATAAAGAAAGTGAAGGAAGGATAATATGAAAGAAATAACTTTTAAAGACATACAAGAAGCAAATAAAACTATTAAGACTACTGATGTCAAAGGAAAAGACTATGCAGAAGTAAATCAAAGAATAAAAGCATTTAGAATGGTATATCCACAAGGAACAATTAAGACTGAGATGGTAAGCAACGTAAACGGAATTTGTATTTTTAAAGCTGAGGTGTTGGACCAAGATGCTAAAGTATTAGCAACTGGAACGGCATATGAAAAAGAAAATAGTTCTTTTATAAATAAGACTAGCTACATAGAAAATTGTGAAACAAGTGCTGTTGGTAGAGCTTTAGGGATGTGTGGTTTTGGAATAGACACAAGTGTTGCAAGTGCTGAGGAAGTACAAAATGCTATGGCTAATCAAAATAAAAAAAATGAACCAGATTATAGACAAGAATTAATTAAGTATTGTAAAGAAAAAAATATTGATATGAATAAAGTTGCTAAAGATTATCAATTGGTAGGAAAAAAATTGCGTAATGATGATTACTATGATGTTCTATGTGAAGTGCAAAAAGATATGAAGGGTGAGAAGAAATAAAATGCAAGCAGTAACAGTTGATAGAGAAAAATATATTGGTGGCAGTGATATCCCTATAATCATGGGAATAAGCCCATTTAAAAGTAGATTTGATTTATTACTAGAAAAAGCAGGACTAAAAGAAAATGATTTTACTGGTAATGAGTATACCGAATATGGAAATAAATTAGAACCTAAAATAAGAGATTTTATTAATGAAAATAGAGAAGATAAGTTCGAAGAGGGTAAATATATTGAAAAAGATATAAGATGCCATACAGATGGGATAAATAAAGAAATTGTGCTTGAAATAAAAACAACTTCACAAATACACGAAAAAGTGGAAGATTACAAAGTATATTTAGTACAATTATTATTCTATATGGAATATACCAAAAGAAAACATGGAAAACTTGCTATATACGAAAGACCAGAAGATTTTAATGAAGAATTTGATGTTAAAAGATTAACTCAATATGATATTCGATTAGAAGATTTTAAAGAATTAATTGAACAAATAAACAGTGCGGTAGACCAATTTAGAGTTGACTTAATAAAAGTAAAGGAAAATCCATTTATTACTGAAGAAGAACTATTACCAGTAGATTTAACAGAATTATCTAATAAAATTGTAGTTTTAGAAAATCAACTAGTAGAAATGAAAAAAGTTGAAACACAAGCTAAAGAATTAAAAGCTCAATTAAAAATGGCAATGGAAAACAATAACATTAAGAAATGGGAAACACCAAATGGAGTAAAGATTACTTTAGTGGCGGATGGAGAAGATAAAGTAGCTAGAAAATTTAATGAGACTTTATTTAAAGAAAATAATTTAGATTTGTGGAATGAATATAGCGAAGAAGTAGTGCAAAAGGGTAAAGCTGGTTATGTAAAAATTACATTATCAAAGGTGGCATAGATGGATACTAGCGAATATTATGGGGGTCTATATCCAGACCCACCTGAAGAAATAGAAGAAAATAATTATGATGAAGATTTCTATGATGAGGATAGAGATTATGAATTAATGAAAATGGAGGAATTAGAAAATGGAAAATAATGAAAATAATGTGAATGTTAGTAGTGGAATTGGTTTTATGGGAGTATTACAGATAGCATTTATAGTGTTAAAACTTGTTAAGGTAATTAATTGGAGTTGGATATGGGTGTTAAGCCCTACATGGATACCATTATCAATAACTATTATTTGTTTATTGATTGTATGGATTATATACAAAATAGAAGAAAGGAAATAGAAAATGAATAAAGATTTAATTGAATTTTATGAAGAAGAAAAAAATAGAATACAAAAAGAAATTGATGGTTTGTGGGAAGTAGGTAAAAAAAGTCCTAAAAGAGTAAATAGGTTGGTTGAAATAGAATATATACTTGATGGTTTAGAAGCAAATAAAATAATAAATAATCTAAGAGAAGAAAATCGAGCTTTAAGAGCTAGATTAGCGAAAGAAGGTATAGAAATAGATGAATGATGTAACAATTGTTGGAAATTTAACAAGAGATATCGAAGTAAGATATACTCAAACAAATAAGGCTGTAGGACAATTTACTGTAGCTGTAAATAACGGAAAAAATAAAGATGGCAAAGAATTAGAACCAGATTTTATAAATTGCGTTATCTGGGAAACACAAGCTGAAAATATGCAAAAGTACACTAAAAAAGGTAGTAAAGTAGCCGTTAAAGGCTCTATAAAAAATGATAACTATGAAGACGAGCAAGGCAATAAAAAGTATAGAACTTATGTCTTATGTAGTAGAGTAATTTTCTTAGATAAAAAAAGTGAAAAACCATTACCTACTGAACCAGAAAATTTAGGTAGTTCTCCATTCTCTCAGCCAGAATCAGTTTCAGACCCTTATGCAGATTTTGGCAATGAAGTAGTTCTTAATGCTGATGACTTACCATTTTAATTATGAAAAATATAATTGGTAAGCCTAGAGAAATAGCTACAATGCTATTTACACTAGAACAAGACAAAGAGTACGAGTTAAAAGAATATAAGTCAATACGCGGACTAAAGGCAAATGCATATTTTCACAAATTAATTAATGAGTTAGCAAAATACAATAGAAGTATTGGACATGCTATATCTGATGATGAGATGAAAATAAATATTAATCTTTCTTATGGAACTATTGCAAAAGACGAAAACGGAAATATAGTCGGGGCAATGGTTCCAAAGGGGACTAGTATGCAGAGCTTTTATCCATATGCAAAATGGTATAAATCTACTGATACTTGTGATTGCTATTACTTTTATAAAAGAACACATGAGCTTAATTCAAAAGAGTTCTGGCAATTAATAAAAGGGCTTGAAAGAGAATGTAAAGATGTAGGAATAGCGACACTAGATGATTTAGAATTTGAAAGAATGATGCAAGAATATGAAAAGGAGTGTAAAAAATGCAAGCAGAAATAATGTCAATTGAAAATGCTGAAAAAATAGCGGATTATCCAAAACAAGTTGAAAGAGGTAACTATTGGAAAACAGAATATGATAAAGTGGTAATTATGCTTCAAGAAAGAGAAAAAAATTATCGTAAAACGAATGCTTTAAAAGATAAGAGAATTAGAGAGCTGGAACAACAATTGTATAGCAAAAATAATTCTCAAGGAGATTTATTCAAATGAAAGACAGAATAAAAGAAATCAAGTATGAAATGTATCTTATAAAAAGGGAAATGCTTGATTTAAAGAAAAGATTAATAAATCTAAAATCAGAATTAAATAGTCTCAATGAAAGTCAGACTAGAACTAGAAAATTAAATAATAAAAGAAAATAAAAAAAGAGGAGAATTTATGAAATTATATGTAGAAATGTCAGAAGAAGAATACGATTTTTACAAAGAATACAAAAAAATAAAAAATTAATATTAGATAATTTTAGAAAAATATTTCTTCATCTTCTTTTTGAAAAAGAAAATTATACCAAAATGGATATTTCAATACTTCACAACCATTTAGAAAAATATTTATTCAGTATTTTTGAAGTATGCGAGAATGCTTGCGAAACAGAAAGGAAAAAATGATTATGGAATATAAAACACTAGAAGAACTAAAAAAAGAAATGGGTGAAAAATTCGATGAATATATGTATCAAGCAAATATTGAATTATTAAACAAAATTGATGAGGCAGTAAGAAAATTAGAGAAATTTATTGATACTTGTGAATTTGAGAGAGCTGAAAGTATTGCATTTGGAGATATAGTTAATGGTAAATATTGGATGGTTTTTCAAAGTTTTATAGAACCAGTATTGAATAATCTGAAAAAGGAGAAATAATTATGTTTAATTATTATGAAAAAAAATGGTATATAACTATATTAAATTGGCTAGGTTTAATGTTCTTAGCATTTATATGTTTAATAATTTTAGGGCTAATAATAAGTTGCTTCCCACAGACACAATATCATTATGAATATATTGATTTAGATAATAATAAAGGTGTTGCTAAAGAATGTTCATATAAATTTGAAGAAATGCGTAGAGGTGGGCAAGGTAGTCCTGTGTGTGAGTTAGAAGATGGAACAATAAAACAAGTAAAAGAATACAAATATATTTATGATGGAAAGGTAGTACCGATTAAAGGGATTTTTAAAAAGGAGAAATAAGAATAATGAATTTTAAAAACGAAAGATTAATGATGTCTAAAGAAGAAGCAAGAAATAGAGCAAAAGAATTACTTAATGAAAATCAAGTAGATTTAATAACAAAATATATGTTTTTAGAACAACAATGCAAAAAACAAAAAGAAGTTATTAGTAAATTAAATTTTATTAAAAATAGAAAAAATCAAGGTGCTTCACAAGAAAATATTAATAAAATGGCAATTGAATTTGTGAATAGTTATTTAAAAGAGGTGTCAGAATGAATAATTATAAAAGCTTTTCAGAACTAAAAGAAGAATTAGGTAACAATTATGATTTTAAATTATATGAAATGGGAATATCTGCATTGAAAGAAATTGAAAATTTACAACAAGAAAATAAACAATTAAAGGGAATAATAAAAGAAAATACAATATTAGTTAAAGATGAATATGGAGATTACCAAGAATGCAATATTAATCCATTAAGAATGAAACAAAAATATGAAAAACAAGTAGATAATTGGAATAAGTTGAAAGAAATTGCAAAAAGTCAAAGCGGGTTTAAGAAACGAGCAGATTTAAAAGGTGGATTATGGTTTGAAATTGATGAGCTATTGGATAAAATGCAAGAACTAGAACGAGAAAGTGATAAAAATGAATAATAAAGCAATTAAGATATTTGATTTAGTAAAAGAGATAATGGATATATTATCTACTATGAACCAAGATGAATTGAAATATTTGAAATTAAAATATGATATTGCATTTAAAAGTGTTGAATTAACAAATTTAAAAAAGAAATTAAAAGGAAGTGATAGTAATGAAAAAAACGATAGTATTTGATTTTGATGGTGTTATACATACAGGGTACACGGGTTGGAAAGATGGTTCTATTTATGGAAATATAGATATTGATTTAATTGAGTACATAAAAATTCTTATGAAAGATTATTATATTGTTATTTCAAGTAATAGACCTGCGAGACAAATAGTTGAGCATTTAAATGAATTAAATTTAGGTATTATTTTTGAAGTATTTAAAAAGGATTTAAATGATAATATGTATTGGAATAAAAATGATGTTGTAGGTGTTACTAATGAAAAGCCTGTTGGCATTTTATATATTGATGACAGAGGTTACAGATACGATGGATTAAAAAATCTTAGAAAATTTATAGGTGATAGTAATGTTAAAGATTAAAAATAAAAATAATTATGAAACAAAAGTTACTACTATAGATGGTTATTGTGGTGCTAAGTATGAAGAAAATTTGAAACGATTTAGAAAAGATTTAAAGAAAAAAGGCGGATATATAGATGGAGTTGTAACAATAAGGTCGATAGTAATATATCGAGAGAAAGTAGAGAGTGATGAGTAAATGAATGAAGAAAGAGAAAAGGTATATCAAATATTGGAACTAGGAAAACACATAAAAAATTTACATCATAAAAAAGGATTTGGCGGATTATTATTTATAGATTTATCGATGATTAAATTCAGTAAATTATCTAGTTATATAAGACAATTAGATAAAGAAAATCAAGAATTAAGAGAAGCATTAGAGATAAAATCATATTGTAAATATGCTAATAAATGTACAGAATTTGATGATTGCTCTAGAGAAGAATATGAAGATATGGCAAATGCAAATATGAGGTTAAATGTTGAAAATCAAGAATTAAAATCTCAATTGGCTGGCACTACGCATTGTTTTGATGAAGAAGAACATAGAAAATTAAAAGATGAGATAAAAAAATTAGAAAGAATTATTGAACTATGCCATTTAGATGCAAAAGAAACACTAGCAACTATTAATTATGAACAAGAACTTCAAAAAAAAGAATTTATTAATTATCTTCAAAAAGAAATAAATAGATATACTGCTCATATCGATGCAATTAATAGCGCTGGCGTATCAATTTATTCCCCTGATTATGATAATTCTAAGTTGAAACTAACTATATTTAAAGAAACATTATTAAAATACATAGAAATAACTCAGACAAAAATTGATAAATCTGTCTGAATTGAAAGAAAGAGTGACAAAATGGCGGATACGAATAAAAGAGTAAAAACTACAAACTATACTTGTAAGGGAAATTGTTCTGGATGTGGAGAGTGCTGTGGAGATATTTTGCATCTATCCAGAAAAGAAATAAAAAGAATAGCCAAATATATTAAACAAAATAAAATTGAAGCTACACCCAGAAATATTTTAGTAGCTTATGATAATACTTGTCCATTTAGAGATAATGCAAACAAAAAATGCAAAATCTATGAAGTAAGACCAGATATTTGTCGAGTATTCAAGTGTGATAAAACCCCAGAAGAAGTATATAGAAATAGAGAATTTAATAATGAAAGAAAGTTACCAAGAAGCATGCGGAGTTTATTTTACAATGATAATGCAGGTGCAAAATGGTTATTTGAGAACTTTGGTAAATTAATTTATGATAAAAATGATAAAGCACTAGGAGGAAAAAATGATTTTATTACAAAAATTTGATGAACATAACAGAGAATTAAAGGCTTGGACAAGAATTTTCAAAAATGAAGATGAGCTATTGGAATTTTTAGAAAAAAATAAAGAATATTTATTTTTTACTAATAGAGCTTCTTTATATATTGAAAAAGTAAATGAGGAGGAAAAATGAAATTAGAAGTTGGAATGTATTGTTACAACAAAACAAATAGAAAACTAGGAATAGGAAAAATAATAGATTTTCAATGTAATAATAATGTAAAAATAAGTTATAAAAATGACTCTGGATTTTCTTCGATAGGAAATGTAATAGCAAGCTTCAATATTATTGATATTTTGGAAGTTGGGGATTATGTTAATGAAAGTAAAATTTTAGGATTTGAAAACGAATACATCGAAGAAGATGATAAATATGTCCCTTTTGGAGTTATAACAGAAAATTGTTACTTGGATAATAACAAAAGTTGGATTATAGAAAAAGAAATTAAATCGGCAGTAACAAAAGAACAATTTGAAAGTATGAAATATGAGGTAGGTGAATAAAAATGGAAATCAATTGTGATAAACCATTTTATTTAATCGCAACATATTGGCTAGGCGATTTTCGCAGATTTGTTAAAATTGGTGATAACAAAGAAGAAATTGAGAAAATATTCGAAGAACAATATATGTGGAAACCTAATACTTTTGGAATAACAGAAGAAAGTCATGTATTGCTAGAAGTCAATGCAAAAGTTATCATGACAGACCAAGATTATTTAAATAAGTTAAAGGAGGATTAGATGATACTAGAAAAGAAACTAACTATTAAAGAAATATTTGATGAAATGAAGAGCATAAAAGCAAGGCTAATTAATCTTGCTACTGTATATCACAGGTCAACTGCTAGTATTACTGCGGTAACCTGGAAAGATATTGTTGTAGGTGGGGGTAAAAAAGGAGATATTATGCTAAATAAAGTAATAAAAAAAGAAGAATTAGAGAATAAATTTGATGCAGACTTAGCATCGTATAATTCGTACAAAGAACTTGCAATAGAAGAAATACGAGAAATGATATCTAAAGAGTCTGTAGAATATTGTATAGCATATTTTAGAGATGAACTGAAGTGGAGATGGGAAGATATTCGTAAATTATTTAATTATTCACTGAGACAGTGTCATAATCTCTACAATAAACATAAAAATAAGTAAAATTGCACATTATTGCACACAATTGCACATTTGCCTATGATATAATGTGTAAAATGGAATAATTATATATTTCATTTATTACCTCATACGATTAGATAATTTCTAATCGTTTTTTTAGGCGGATAGTTTAATTGGTTAAAGCACTCGGCTTATATCCGAGCTAGTGTAGGTTCAAGTCCTACTTCGCCTACCATCGCGGAATAGAGAAGTAGTTATCTCGTTGCCCTCATAAGGCAAAAATCGGGGGTGCAAATCCCTCTTCCGTAACCATTTTTATAAGTAGCATATTGAGTAAATATAATATATAAGACTATACAACGAGTAATATTCCTGATGTCTTATAAAAGGTAAAAACTAACGATGGTGACTTTGAAATGTGGTAATCCATCTACCCGTGTATATTTACTTAATATGGTGCTTATAAAAGCACTAACAATGCATCATAGTATGCCGAGAAAAACACATAAAATCCTGTGTTTGCAAAGAGTTTATTAAAATTATTTAATTATGAGAGTAAATAAAGTCTTATTTTAGGTGGGGAAAACTGCTGGAAAACCCTAGACAGCGAACGAAGTAGTCACCGAAATGTACAGAACTTAAATTTTTTCGTTGAGATTTAGGAGAGTACAAAGTAGTACTACCTTTTTAGGTAGTTTAGAGTAGATATATTCCACTTGGGCGAGCGTATTAGTCTAAAGGATTGCAATTCTTATATCTATTCTAAAGTGTCTATAAGACACATGGTTCTTGCAGGCGAACGGGGTTCTGCATTGGTTGCGACAATGGCACGCTGAGCTATCAGTTGTAATTCTAGGTAAGATGTTGTAATGGGCATCCACGGTTATTGCCTAGAGAAATAGCAGATAGTGTACTGATGATATTATATATAAGCCTATACAATGAGTAATATTCCTGATGACTTATAAAAGGTAAAAGCTAACGATAGTGACTTTGGAATATAGAAATCTATCTACCCGTGAATATCATTGGTACAGTATCTAAAAAAGTCCGGTTTAGTCCGGACAAGTGAAAGGAAGATGTAATATGAAAGTAATGATAAGTCAACCGGTGAATGGTTTAACCGATGAAGAAATTAAAGCTGTAAGAGAAGAAGTAATTAAAGTTATTAATCCAGAATGGGAAGTATTAAATACTCTATTTGATATTGAATTTGATAATCCTATTTATTATTTAGCAAAATCAATTGAAAAATTAGCTGAAGCGGACGTAGTAGTTTTTGTTCCCGGTTGGGAAAAAGCAAGAGGATGCAAAATAGAATATGAAATAGCTAAAGCATATGGAAAATTTATTTTGATTATGGGAACATAAGAACATGAAAATTATATTAGCAATTTTATTAATTATAATTATGATTATATTAGCTATTATAATCTCTATATTAGCAGAATATAAAGAAGAAATTTGGAAGTGTATAGAGTTTAAGGAGGAAAATGATAATGACAAAAAATGAATTAATGGAAGTATTTAATAAATGTGAAAGTTTACACATGGGTATAAGATTAGAGTTGACTATGCCAAGACAACAAGACTCAGAGATAATAATCAATACTTATAAATCTCTTAATTCTAAAAAGGTATATTATGATAAGACATATGATGAAAACCTAATTCATAAAAACAATAGTCAAATTAAAATAGTAGATGCTAGACCTATAGAAATAAAAAGAGAAAGTAAAAGAATTACGATGTGGAGGTGAAAGATGTGAAAGTAAAAACATTGGTCACTTTTAAAGATTTGAAAGCAGATGAAACACGTATAGTTGGAGAAATCTTTGAAGCTGATAAAAAAAGATGTGAAGAATTAATGAATAAAAAATTAGTTCAAGTTTTAAATGACAATAAAAAAATGAAAAAAGATGATATCAAAAATGAAGGCGATGAACAATGACTTCGTTAAGTAATAATCAAAAGTTATTTTGCCAAGAATATTTAAAATTAGGTATGAATGGAACACAGGCTTATCTAAATGTATATAAGACCTGCAAGAAAGAAGAAACAGCTATGGCTAGTGCTAGTAGATTGTTAAGAAATGTTAAGGTAAAAGAATATATAGAAGAGCTACAATCAAAGGTAGAGGAAAAGGCTATAGTAAGTATAGAAGATATAGTAAAAGAACTGACAGCTATAGCATTTACTGATAGAACTAAAATATCTAAAATGGTGACAAAAGAAAAACAACTTGAAAAAACTACTTTGGTATATAAAACTGTTGATTTTCCTGATACTGACACTTTAGATAATGAAACAAAAAAAGTAATAGCTGGATATAAACAAACTCAATCAGGACTAGCTGTAGAAACCTATGATAAAATGAAAGCTCTTGAATTATTAGGTAAGTATTTAGGAATGTTCAAAGATGAAGCGCCTACAATAAACAATAACATAGTTAATCCATACGCCAATTTAAGTGAGGAAGAATTACGAAAACTGGTTGGTGATTAAAATGGTTCCAGAATACATAAGAGAACAAGCAAGGTATGAATTGGCTAGACGAAATTTTTGGGATTATTGTAAAATAACATCTCCAGGGGATTATAATGATGATAGAGAGTTTCTAAATAATATGTGTAACGCATTACAAGAGTTTGTTAAAAGTAATGATAGAGTATTGGTAATAAATTTACCACCTAGGCACTATAAAACCCGAACGATAAGCAAGTTTGTTCAATGGTTATTAGGTAATGATAGCAAATATCGCATAATGACTGGTAGTTATAATGAAAGACTTTCAACATCAATGGCTAAATCTGTAAGAGATACTATACAAGAAAAAGATGGGATATATTCAAGAATATTTCCTAACACTAAAATAAAGTATGGTGAAGCATCAATGAATAAATGGGCTTTAGAAAATAGTCCAGTACCAAATTATTTAGCAACTTCTCCAAAAGGAACAGCTACAGGTTTTGGGTGTAATATTATGATAATTGATGATGTTATCAAAAATGATAAAGAAGCCTATAACGAATTATTATTAGAAGACATTATAGAATGGTTTAATAACACAATGTTACAAAGAACTGAAGCTGGTTTTAAAATTATCTTAGTAATGACTAGATGGGCTACTAATGATTTAGCAGGATATATATTGTCAAATTATGATAACGTTAGACATATAACATACAGTGCTATACAAAAAGATGGAAGTATGTTGTGTGATGAAATATTAAGTAAAGAAGAATACTATTTCAAAATAAAAGAAATGAATAAAGATATAGCTGATGCAAATTATAATCAGATATGTGTTGATGAAAAAGGTCGCTTATATAAGAATTTAAAAACATACGATGTTAGTCCTGGATTTGGAACGATATATGCTTATATTGATACAGCTGATACTGGAGATGATTTTTTATGTTGCGTTGTATATGGATTACTTAATAAAGAACCATATATTTTAGATGTTTTATTTACTGATGAGGGCATGGAAGTAACTGAAGAAGAATGTGCTGATATTCTATACAGAAACAATGTTAATCTAGCATATATTGAATCTAATAATGGTGGACGAGGTTTTGCTAGAAATGTAGCGAGAATATTAAGAGAAAAATATAAATCAAATAAATGTGTTATTAAACCGTTTACTCAAACTGCTAATAAACAATCGAGAATATTGTCATCTAGTTATTGGGTTATGGAACATATACATTTTCCATTTAATTGGAATAAAAGATGGGAAGCGTTTTATAAACACATTACTAGATATCAAAAGAAAGGTAAAAATGCTCACGACGATGGAGCTGATGTATTAGCTGGTATTTATGACAAGACAATTGGAGAAAGAGGAGCATCTTTTGGTAGCACTAAATTAGTATAAAGGAGGTATAGATATGCTACAATATAATAAAGAATATATAACTAAAGCTGAAAATATAGCTACAATATTAGAATCAGCTAAGCCTGAATGGAATAAAAGAAAAAAGTTATATAAAATGAAAGTGAGAAAAAATAGTCCATCAGGTTTAGTAGCAGAAAACGATAAAGAAACTAAAGTAGCGTTTGAATTTGCTATATCAAATATGATAAATGGATATGCTGGGGGTAAAGCTCCTATATATCAAGTAGAAGAAATGCCTACAAAAGAAAAACAAGCTATTCTAACTAAATTATTTAATAAATTATTCAATGCCAAAGACAATGATAGAAAAGAATATCAAACATTTATTGATTATATAAGGAATTACAATGATGATTCCTTTTTTTATTATAATTTAATACAAAGTTATAATGATTTGTCGGCTGGTTATGGTATTTGGTATGAAAATGAAGATAATGAAATAGTATATGCAAATGTTGACGCAAGACAAACAATAGCTATTTATGATTATTCTACACCAGTTAAAAAGATAGGTTTATTAAGAACTTGGGAAGAAACTGATGAAAAAGGTGAAAAGTTTGATATGGTTGTAGTCACTACCGAAGATTGTAAATACTATTTTAGAAATAGTAAATTAAAAGGTGATGACTTTAAGGAAGATGAAGAAGCGAGAGAAATAATCAACTGGGGTTGCGTTCCTTGTATAGCAATAGAAAATCCTGATGGATTAGCTTGTTTTGAATTAGCAAAGCCTAGTATTGCTAAATATGAAAGGGTTATGAAGAACTCAGGTAATACTTTCCAATACAATGATGATGCTAAACTAATGGTGACTGGTTATGAACCTAGAGAAGATACTTTAATCGAAAAAAGAGATAATAACGGAGAAATAGAACACGATGAAGAGGGTAATATTATATGGATACCTAATGAAAAGAGAAAAAAGGAAGATGAAGTAGTATTACAAGCTCCTGTATTTTATGCCGGTGAGGGTGGAAGTATTGAATGGGTAGAAAAAAATATCAATGATGGTGCTTTAGAAAACTATAAGAAAACACTTATAGATTTAATATTTATGGTTAGTTGTTGTCCTAATGTTAATGATTTAGGCTTTACTAATGCCGATAATAGTTCAGCACTAGAAAAGAAGTTCTTCCCATTAGAACAATCTATTACTTACTTAGACAAATCAGTTAGAAAAGAATTACTAGCTATGTGGGAAGCCTTTACTACTAGAATTAATCTAAAAAAAGGTACAAAATATGACTTTAGAAATTTAAAAATAAAGCTTCAAAGAAATATGCCTACTGATAAGAAAACTGAAACTGATAGAGCTTTATCATTAAGAGGATTAGTATGTGATGAAACTATCATCAACTTATTACCTGATGAGTTAGACGCTTCAAGTGAAATAGAAAAAATGAAAACACAAAGTGAAGAAAATCTCGAAGCAAATATGAAAAAGATTGAATCTTTCAGTAAAAATGGAGCTAACGCTGAGGTGGAAGAAAAAAATAATCAAAACGTAAAAGAAACAAAAAATACGCATAATACTAATCAAGGTGCGAGTGTGCAAAATAGCCAAGAAAAGTAGGTGATGTATATGGATAATAAAACTATCCTGAATACCCGATGGAATTATACTGATTTAAAATTAAAAGATTATCTTAGAATTTATAAGAAGATTAATTTAAAAACTCAAGATAATATACAAGATATATTTAATGGTATTGATTTTAATTTTATGAATTTAAATAAACCTATTTCCAATAACCAAAGGAAAAAATTATCTAGGGTTGTTGATGAATGGAAACAGCTTGAATTATTAAAAGGATATTTTGAATATAAAGTTATAGAAATTCTAAATAAGAGATATATTACTAATCAAGAAATGTTAAGTATATTATTGTGGGGGGCTTTTGTAAAAGAAAGAAATCAGTTAGATGAATATGAGGAAGTCTTATTTACTGAAATAGGACAAGATTTATATAAACAAGGTATTGATGAAATAAAACCTACTAAAAAGAAAAAATGGAGTTTAACTTGGGAATATATATGGTCTATGTTATGTTTACCTAATGTAAAAGGTAGTAGCTGGATAACATATATTGAAGCCTTAGCACTAACTAACGCTCAAGAAATAGAAAGACAAACTATTATCCAATTACAGCAAAATAAAAAACCTAATATAGAAGATGATGTGTTTAAAAACATCTTAAAAAAGCAACAAAATAGATATATTTCTATAAATGATGATAAAATAAGCGGTGCTTTAGATAGTCAAGTTGTAGAAATAGCCAATAAATCACTATTAAAAGCTGGTGAAGATGTAGGACAAAAGAAATTAAGAGCTAGATTTATTGCTGAAGTTGATGATAGAACAACTAAGATGTGTGATGGTATGAATGGTATGTTATTCTATGTTAATGATTGGAATAGATTTTATAGATATAGCGATGATGATAAAAGAGATGTTCTTTATACAATTAAAGGACTAGAAGTTGGAGCTAATTTGCCACCAATTAATAATCATTTTCACTATTGTAGAAGTACGATTACTTATCTTACTGAAATGAAGTATAATGAGCTTATAGCCGAGTATAATCAGTTAAAAATGATAATACCTAGTGAAGTACCTGAAAGGCTTGAAGAATATGCTAAATTAAGGTATAATAATAGTGGTTATTATGAAGAAATAAAACACAAAGAAGAAATAGGAAAACATTATAGAAAAGACCTAGAAATAGGTGAAAAAAAGAAAACTTTATCATTTAATAGTTATTATGAAAAAGTAAATGATACAAGAGAGTATCTAAAAAACGTTCAAGCCAAAGACTTTGGAACTATTGGTGAAATAAAATTACATACCATTGATAGAATGGTAGATAGAAATATCACTAAGGAAGATATAAAAAATATATTGGAAAATCCAACTAATCACTGGTATAGCCCTATAAATAATAGTGAGGTTTTCTTCAAAGATAAAAAAATGGTTGCTATTGATATAGAAGAATTAAGTGTCAAGACAGCATATAAGGGAAGAGGTAAGAAAAATGAATAATCCTAGAAAAATTTTATCTATAAAAGATATAGAATTATTAGAATTAAAAAACATTAATATTCCTGATAAAGAATTGAATGATAGTGAATGGGATAACTTAATAGTTCAAATAGCAATCAATTTGGAACAGGAAGAAGCCGAGAGGTTAATAGATATATTAGATGACAGCACTAAATAAGGTGCTGTTTTTCTATACTACTTTTTGTAAGTAGTATATCAATAATAAAAAAATACTTTATTGTTGATATAGTGCTTATAAAATAGCACTAAATAATGATTATTAAGAGAAATGATAGCTACATTTCTTTTTTTAATGCCTTTCTATTGTGGCTCAACAATGGAGATTTGTGTAAATGTAATGAGCTGGGGACTTAAAAAGTAAATGGCTTGGGACAAAGGAGGAATAAGAATGGACACAAATAATTCAAATGGTACTGTTGATAACAATGGTCAACAAAACCAAAATCTAGGTGCTGTTGTACCTAAAACTTTTGACGAAATGTTAAAAGAATCTAATTATCAAAGTGAGTTTGATAAAAAAGTTCAAAAATCTTTAGAAACAGCTAAAGCCAAATGGGAAGCTGAACAAGAAGCTAAACAAAGTGAAGCTGAAAAATTAGCTAAGATGAAAGATGATGAGCGTAGAAATTATGAGCTAGAACAAGCTCGAAAAAAACAGGAGGAAGCTGAATTAAAATTAAGTGCTTATGAATTAAAAGAAGAAGCAATTAAAATGGCTAATAATCCTGAAACTCAGGTAGATGTTTCTTTATTGAATCTTATAGACTTTAGAAGCATTAAGGCTGAACAAGTAGAGCCTACTATTAAAAATATAAAGAAAGTATTTGATAGTGCTGTTGAAAATGAAGTAAATAAGAGATTAAAAGAAACAACTCCTAAGTCTGTAAATGCTAACAATTCTTCAAATAGTGAAAGAACTGCAAGATTTAGCATTTAACAAATTGCCAACAAAAGAAAAAGGAGAGTGATTTAATATGGCAAAACAAAATTCATTAAATATTCAAGACTATTTAAACGATGATGTTATGGATAGTCTAGCTGAAACACTTGACGGAGTTATTGAAAATATCCAATCAGGTTGTGTCAGTGAAGCTTTAAAAGCTAAAAATGGTAGTGGAGATCCTACTACAGGAAGTGTAGAGTATAAGAGATTTGCAAATGCAGTAATCCAAGAAAAAGGAACAGCAAGAGCAAACGGAAAGGGTAATAAAGTAAAAGCTAAACCAGTTGTTGTAAATATTGATGATGATAAAGAAATCATTGAAGAACTACAAGAAAAAGACCTTAAATTATATGGTGTTGATGGTATGGCTAAAAAGAGAAGTAAAAACGCTCAAGATGTCATCAAGACTTACTATGATAGAAAGTTCTTTAGAATTGGTCGTGACGCTGGTATCCAAGTTGCTAGGGTTAGTGGAGATACAACTAAGAAAATCGTTGATAGATTAATTAGTACAGCTAAAGTGACTAAAAATGATTTTGTTGATGGTGTAGATGAAGAGTTAATAGCTTTAGTAGTAAATACTAAGTATAAAACTGATATAAAAGATTATTTAGATAGTTTACCTAACGGAACAACTCCATCAAATGGCGCTATTGGTATGTATCAATCAGTTATCACTTATGAATCTAATCGTATGCCAAGTGATGTTCCAACTATGGTTATGTTAAAAGAAGCTATAGCATTACCAAACTATACAAGTGAGTATGGGGCTGAAAAAGTACCATTCGATGACGCTATAGCACTTGAATTATTCGCATACTCAGGTGGAGAAGCTTTAGTACCTGAAATTATCTTATACGATTGTGATTATACTTATACAGAAGCTAAAATTACACAATTTGCTAGTGGTACAACTTATTACACTTATAACAAAGGTGAATATACAGTTGTTCCATCAGGTGCTACATTCGATAATGAAGAAACATATTACACTAGAGCGTAGTTAAATAAAAAAAATAAAGAGAAGAAAGGAATTAAATTATGAGAAAGTTTTTATGTAAAGAATCAGGAGCTATTTTATTAGTTAATAGTAAGGAAGTTGCTAAGCAATTTGCAAGAAGTGACGCTTACGAAGAATTAAAAGAAGTAGAAGCTCCTAAAGAAAAAGCTTTTAAGGATTATACTAAAAAAGAATTAGTAGCTTATCTTAAAACTCTTGATATTGAAGCTAATGAAGATATGAAAAAAAATGATTTATTAGCTTTAATTCCTGAGGATGCTGAATAATTTAGAAAAGGAGAAGAGCATGGAGGATATTATTTTAAATGAAATTATTGATGATTTGTCAGACAACTATAATCAATCTGACAAAAATATATTGAAGAGCATTTTAGAAGATATTATCACAGATGCTCTTTCTATTTCTAATAGAAAAAAGACTGATGAAGATATTAGATTTTTAAAAAATGATATCAAAAAAGCAGTTAAATCTATATATTTACAAAGAGGTAAGGAAGATGTAACTCAAGATTCTGAAAGTGGACTATCAAATGTTTATAACGATGCAATAAAAGAATTATCTTTGAATATTATCAGGAAAGGAAAAAGACTTATAAAATGAAAGCAATTCGAAAATTAAAAGTTGGTCTTTTGCAAAAATCTAAAAGAGAAAAAACTAGTAATGGTTTTAATATTAAAAGTTTCGAAGATATTGATAGTTATAAAATTGTTATGCAAGAATTGGTTGATGAAATAAGTGCTACAATTTATGGAGCAAATATTCAAAAAACATATAGAATTTCTTCTCCATATTGCAAACTTGAAAGGTTTCTATTTACAAAATTAACAGAAAGCAAAGATAATGTTTCTTACTATTATATTATTATAGATAGTAAAAGATATAAAATTGTTTCCGTTAAAAGTAAATGGGTAGATATACAATTAATTTGAAAGTAGAAAACTTATATAATCAACTATTGCAGTGGTCTAAAAAACTAGAAAATAATTTAGTAGATGCGGTTGATGAAACCATAAAAATAATATGGGATGATGTTGTGGAAAATGCACCAGTGCGTAGCGGTGTATATGTTTCTAGCATTAAAATTACTTCGCCTGAAATCGAAAATGAGATTATAAAAGCTAAGGTTTTTTCAGACCTTTTAGTAGGCGGCGATAACCCTAAGTGGGCAAAAGTACCATTAAGTGCTTTGTTGGAGTGGGGGACAGGTATTGTGGGGCAAAATTCAAATACATATCCTCACGGATATGGTTATAGATTAACTCCATGGTGTTATTATGACCAGTATTTACACATTTTTGTTACAACAACCGGTATGATTGCTAGACCACATTTCTATCCTGCATTGGTAAATAATAGAGAAACTTTTATAAATGAAATAAGAAAGAGAGTTGAAAAAAGTTGGATGAAATAAGAAAAGTTATTCAAAAAGAATTAAATACTATTTCAAATGTTGAGTGCGGACCATCAGTGCCCGATGATATTATTGAAATGGGAAAATCTTATTTTGGATATGAATTGCAACAAACTTATATTTCTGGTGATAATAGCAGAAATTATATTTCACAGATAAATATTAATGGCAGAGTTGTCAGAAAAAATGATACATCTGAGAATACATTGGAAATTATAGATACAATTACTAAAGAAATCATTTTACATTTGAAAAAATTAAACTTTAAATGTGATGATAAAGATATCAGTCTTGAAAATAATATAAGAAAAAAATTAATAACAGGTTATGTAAAATATGATGAAATGAATAAAAGACTTGTTTTTTAAGAAATGGAGGACATAATGAACACAATTACGGCAAGTGCTGGAACAAAACTTGAATATTCAGAAACTGAAAATGGAACTTATAGTAGAATATTGGGACTTAAAACCATACCAGCTATTGGTGATGAACCAAATAAAATATCTACTACGTGCTTAGATAATACTAAGTATGAAACAGAAATAGATGGATTAATGCCAGCCCCAAAAATGAGTTTCGACTTTAATATGGAAGACCCATCTGCAGAAGCAAATATAAAAATTGTTGATACATTAGCTACGAGTGGAAAAAGCTATTATTGGAAAATAACAAAATCCAATGGAATTGTTCATACTTATAAAAGTAAGGTAAAATATGGATTTAAACAATTAGATATAAATGCGATTTCTGAATTTACAATGTATCATGCACCTGAAAATGAAATACAAACAGATATTCCAACAACGACAGGTTAATGGTTAGGGTACTAGGAAATTCAAAAATTTTCTTAGTACCCATTTTTTTTATAAAATTAAGGAGGAAAAATTATGAAATGTTATGAAAAGGAAATAAATGGAAAAATAGAAAGATTTAGACTTACAAGTAAAGAAAGTATAGCAATTGAAGAAGAAGTTCAAATGCCATTAATAAATTATGTGCAAATAGAAAGTGTAAAAACATGTGTTAAGCTACTCCAACATATGAAAAGATTTGAAAATCCAGATTATTCACTTGAAAATGCTCAAGATTTATATGATTCTTTAATAGATACTGGAATGACTTATAAACAAATTTTTCAGGATATTATTATAGAAACTCTAGTTGCTAGTGGTTTTTTATCAGAAGAGGAGTGGCAAAAAACGAAAAAAGAAATCGAAGAAATGAAACTGAAAATGGAAACGAAGAAACAAAATATATTAAAGAATATATAGAAATGTTATATGAAAATGGTTTGAGATTAAATTTAAGTTATTTTGAGATGTACGAAATGACATTAAAAGAACTTGAAGAAACCGTTATTAAAAGGAAAGAAGGTTTGGGTTATTTTATATGGCGATTAGCTTCACTGACTAGGTCGCCATATATTTCAAATTTTCCTGAAACACCAGAAGAAGCGTGTCCCGAATTATTTGATAAAAAAGATGAACCAACAATTGAAATGCCCGACTTTTTAAAAAATAAAACTTATAAGTTTGAGGGAGGTGTAATGAAATATGAATGAAAAATTTTCTGTTGAACTGGATTTGGTTTTAACAAAATTTAAAGAAAATTTAAAAAAATCTAAAAATGATATTGAAAACTGGACTAAACAAATGAGCGAAAAAGCAACAGTGTCTCCAAATGTCGAATATATTAAAGATTTATCAACCCCTGAATTTGGCGATGATATGAAAATGAGAAAACTAGTAAATGAATTAAATGTTGCAGAAATGGAAGCTGATACGTTGCAAAATAAGTTTTCAAATTTATCAAGAGAAATAAAGAACATGCCAAAATGGAAACAAGATAGCCCTGAATATACTAAGTTGGTAGATAAATTAAATAAAACAGAGCTTGCTTTAACAAAAGCTGGTAATAAAGTTGATGAATTATATTCTAAAATAGAAGATAGAAAATTAAATTTAGAAAATTTAAACGAAGTAGATAAAAAAGTAAATAAAATAGTTTCTGATAGCAATAAATCTTTTGATAAAGGAGTTCGTAGTGTAAAAAGATTTACTTTATCTTTATTTAGTTTGCATAGTGTATGGTCATTAATCAGCCGTTCAACTTCTAGTTATTTATCAATGAATGAGGAATTAAATGTATCTAGCCAATTGATTTCTAATACATTAGGTGCAAGTTTGGCTCCTGCTATTGAAAAAGTTGTTGATATAGGACAATATGGAGTAATAATATTCGCTAAATTAGTGGAATTTTTTACTGGTTATAATGCATTGGCTAAAGTAACTACATCAAATATAAATAATATGAATAAAGCATCCAAAAATTTAAATAAAACATTAGCTTCTTTTGATGAAATTCAAAACTTGGATACTAACAGTGGTTTATCTGGTTCAATTTCTGCGGATTTAAAAGCTTTGGATGATTTTTATAATAAGGTTGATGAGGTAACAGCTTGGTTTAATGAGTGGGAAAAAAGTAATTTTGCTCAAACTTTAAAAAGTGCAACTGAATGGTTTGGAAAATTAGATGGTGGTATGCAACTTGCTCTTGGAACGGGAGGACTGTTGTTGTTAAAACTTGGAAAAGGTTCTGGTCTATTGGGGACACTGGGATTATTAGTTGCTTCTCCTTGGGTTATTAAATTAGCCTATGAAGGTGTTAAAAATGTAAAAGATAACATTGATGATTTAAATGAACAAATGAGCAATTTTGAAAAAACATCTCAAGGGCTTTCAAATTCATTTGCAAATGTTGCTAAAAAAACAATTGATGCGTTTAAGCAAGGTAAAATCGGAGCAGACCAATTAAATATATCTATTAACCAGTTTAAAGACAATATTGCAAGAAACGAAAGACAAATTAGTTCTTTAAATGAACTAAAAGATAATATTGGCTTATTAGAAGGGGTTTTTACAAATAATGCGGATGTTTATACTAGAGGAATAAAAGCGCAAGTTAAAGAAAATGAAACGCTAATTAATAGTCTATATGAAATTTATAATAATCTTGGGCTTGAAAAAGATGGTGTTGATTTTTTAGTTGATAGTATGAAATCTCAAATAAATAATATCGAATTAGTGAATAAAGGATATGAAAAAAGTTCTGACGAATATAAGAATAATATTTTGAAAATAAATGAATTAAGAGAAAAAATAAATTTATTATCAAAAAATGATTTGCAAACTCAAATTAATAAGTTACAAGAAACAAATAAGAATTTAAATGCAAATTCTACTCAGTATAAAGAAAATATAAAGAAAATAGATGAATTAAAAGAAAAACTTAAAAAAATAGATGGTACTAAAGTTAATGCTACTATAGATTTGGATGCTGATACATCAAAAGCCAAAAAGAAAACCTGGAATTTATTTTCGAATTTGGGCGAAACTTTCGGCGCTTTATTTACAGGAAATACATACAAAAATGGATTTTTAAAAACAATGAAAGATATTTGGAGTTTTGATGTCGGAACAAATTATGTACCTAAAGACCATTTAGCGATGGTTCATAAAGGTGAAATGGTTGTACCAGCAAGATTTAATCCTAGTACAAGTGGATTGGGAGGAAATTCTTTAGAAGTGGTTAATGCAATTGAAAGACTTATTTCCGTTGTTGAAGAAAAAGACATGAATACATATATTACCGGTAATACAATTGGTAACGTGTCACAAAAGTACATTAATGATAAATCCAGAATTATGGGAAAGGCAGTGATTTAAAATGTTATTATGGCAAGCAAAATCTGAAAAAGATGGTACTTATATAAATATGCCAACTCCTTCAAGTTACGGAATAGATTGGGAGGATTTGGATAGTAAATCATATCGTTCTATTAATACTGGTGATTTATTAGATAGTGTAATTTCAAAAAGTTGGTCAAAGCTTAAGTTATCTTATAATTATTTAACTTTTGACAAAATTACTACAATACTTTCTATGTTAAGCAATAATCCTATATATGTTAAAGCAAAAAATCCTATTTTTGGAAATGAATATACCGAATTAGAAATGAGATGTAGTAAAAAGAGCGCAGAATTATTACAGACAGGTGATTATACTTTGTCTTTTAATTTGGTACAAAAAAAGAAGGTTGATGGTCAATGATAAAGATTTACTTTGATGATATATTAATTGATACAAATTCTTATACTGACTTATCTAATGAATATGAGTTGTTTTCTAATGATTTTTATCTTGGGAGCACTGCATCAAATTATTTTAAATTTAGTATAGATAAAACTAAAGTAAATGGTATTCCTCAAAAAATAACAATAAAAGATGATGATAAAAATATTGCCGTGCTTCATCCTGATAGTATAAAAGAATCAAAATATACTTTTGACTATGAATGTACCGATATTTTAACACTAATGGAAAAACCATATGATGCAAGTTCGTTAATAGAAACAAGTTCAACTGGACATATTACGCTATTAGAATTAGTTCAAGATATCTGTTCCAAATATTCTATTGAATTAGGGACTACTGATTTTCTGGGGTGCGATAAGCAAATTAGTTGGTATGATAATAGCAGAAATGCTAGAACTTATATAGGCTATGTTGCTGAGTTGAATGGAGGATATGCAACTGTTGAAAACGATGGTAAGTTGTATTTTAAAAAACAAAATAAAACCTCATCACTAAATATATCAATTAATAATTGCGATGACTTTTCTATAGGAGAATACCACAAAATAACTAGAGTAGTTTTTGATAATGGTGTAGTTAAATATGAATTTGGTACAAATGATGGAGATGTTATTTATTTAGACATTGAAAATGTGTTCATAACAGAAGAAAGTGATGTTAAAAATATTTATAATTCAGTTAAAAATTTAGAGTTTTATACTTTTGAAGTAGGTAGTTGTCCAGTTTCTATTGATGTTAGAGCAGGTGATATTATTTCGTTTGTTGATGGAAACAATATTTATAAAACAATTGCTGGATATTCATTATATTATTATGGAATATGGCAAGGTAATTATAAATTAGATGTACAAACTAGCATAAAAAAAGAAACTCAAATCACATCTTTAGACAAAAAAATTAAAAATATAAGTAGCAGAATTAATTATGATGAAGCTGAACTTAAAATAGTTGCTGAGAAAGTTAGTGACAACGAAACAAGTATTAGTCAATTAGAAATTACTACAGAAGAGATTTCTTCTACAGTTTCAGAAACAACCAAAGAACAAAATGAAAAAATATCTAAAATAACTCAAACAACAGATGAAATAAATTCAAAAATTAGTGATATAGCAGATATTACTACGAGTGGTGAAAGTCAACAAGCTTCAGTAAATTTAGTGAAAGTAAACGAAAGTGAACCAATCGCAATCAAAGTTCATCCAACAACAGAGGATATTTCCTATCTTTACCCGAGCGATTATTTGTATCCATCTGATGATTTATACTTAAATAATAGGATAATAAGGTTTACTAACACAGATACAAATGAAGTGGTTGATTATGAATTGCCAGATGATTTATTATATTATGATGCTAATAATTATGATGAATTTATTTTAAATTATGATAGTCAAACTTGCCAAGTTGTAAAAAGAGTTGGTTATGATAAGACGACAAATAAAAATACATTGTTGCCAAAAGAAAAAATTATAAATTATAAATATCCAACAATTCCGTTGACGGAAGGGGATTATACAATCTCTTTGCCTGGATATTCTAGTGGTTATTTATATGTTCAACTTATGGCTAGTAATATTTATACTACACAATTTGCAACAAAAGTTGAATTGAGTAGTTCTATATCTCAAACAAAAGAAGAAATCAATTTGGAAGTTAGCAAAAAAGTTGGCAAAAACGAAGTTATTTCAAGCATTAATTTGACTAGTGAAGCAGCGACAATACAAGCAAGTAAAGTTAATATAAGTGGTGTTATAAGTGCAATTAACAACAACACATCGACAACGATAAATGGCGATAAAATAACAACAGGTTCTATAACGACTAGCCAAATAAAAGCGGGGGCTATTACTGCTGATAAAATGAATGTTACAAATTTATCAAGTGTGTCAAGTAATTTGGGTAGTATATCTGGTGGTAGCCTTAGTATAGGTGATGGCAAATTTTCAGTTACAAATGCTGGCGTATTAACTGCAATTAGTGGAACGATAGGGGGTTGGACTTTGGCAGCGAATACATTAAAAAACAGTTCGGGAGCAGGAGTGACTACATTAAATTCAAATGGTAGATTATCATTTAATAATGGAAGTTATTTCTTTGGTGTGGGTAATGGTTCAGAACATCCAGTGGCAAGTTCTTTATCTTCTCATAGTGTAAATTATTGGACTAATTTATCAGTTTCTGGGAAAACAAATTCAAGTACATGGATAGGTGGTAGCGGTATATATGGTAGTTATTTATCGTTGCTATGTGCTCAAGGGCAATCAATAGCAATAGGTAGAGCGTCTGGAACAGGCGATGCAATGTCGATTAATCCAAATGGTAGTTTAAGATATTCAAGTACAACTGGCGATTGGACTATGAGAACAGATAATGGTGGTATATATTTAAGGTCAGTAAGTGGTGGATTAAATATATATGGAAGTTATGACAACAATACAAAATATCATGCTGGGCGAAGCGGAAAATTTCCATATCAACATGGCTATTTATATTTTGTAAACGGAATATTTGTTGGTAGAGGAACGAGTTAGGAGGAAATATGGAAAAACCATTCACAATTAGAATAAAAGAATTTAGTGAAAAATTAATAGAGGAAATCAATTCTTCAAAATTGCCAGTATATGTTTTGAAAACTGAAATTGAAAAAATATATGCTGAGTTAAATAGAATTGATGAAGAAGAAATAATTAAGTATAACGAAAATTTATCAAATGAAAATAATCAAAAAAACTCAAAAGAAAGGACTGATGAAAAATGAGTAAATTGATTGAAAATGTTTGTTCAAAAGTATTGACAAGCATTCGTAAGAATGCGATAATCTTACAAACAAACAAACAAACAAACAAACAAAGGTACATTATACCTTGCGAAGGGAGGTGCGGTTATTTAGTTTTAATCGCATCTCTAAACAGAAAGGGGGCAATGGCTTAATTCATTGCTCTTTTTCTATGCGAGGTGCATTATGCTAAAAACTTTTTCAAATAAAGGCGAAACAAATGCAATACCTTTAAATGCAGAAAATGTAAATTTCAACTTTACCGAGTTAGACAATAGAAGCATAAGCGAAAGTGGTAGAAATGACGCAGGAAGTTATATCAAATTCAATGATGGAACAATGATATGCTTTGGATATAATAGTTATGGTTGGCAACCATTTGAACTTAATGGAAGTCTTTATTTTTCTAATGAATTAACTTTTGAATTGCCACAAGAATTTAAACTAGATAATCAGAGAACAATTGTAGCACAGGCAATTGGTGAAAGTGGTATTTATTGGTGTACTAGTTCTTATTTTAAAAGTGATAAAAGTGCAGGAATAAAGTTTGCAAAAATAACTGGTGAAAATTTGGATTTATATTTTAGATATCTCGCAATAGGCAAGTGGAAATAAGAGCAATGAAAAGCCGAATACATGGCTTTAAAAATATTTAAAAACAAAGGTGAAAGTGGGGCTATTCCACTAAGTGCCGAAAACTTAAATTATAATTTCCAAGAAGTTTTAAATTTGATGTGTCCTGTTGGAAAAGTCGAAATCTTCTACGATAATGACGACCATAGTAATTATTTGGGCTTTACTTGGGAAAGAACTGGTGTTGGTAAGGCAATTGTTGGTATTGATAGTAATGATACTGATTTTAACACTATTGGTAATACTGGTGGAGAAAAGACACATACTTTAACAATTGATGAAATGCCTAGTCATGACCATGGTGAGGTTTTTCCTTCGAAATATGGCTACGAATATCCATTACTAACCAAAAATGGTAGTGGCAGTAGTAAAAATGGTATAATGCCTTTGCTTGAAATAAGCGAAATTACTGATTTTCAAACTATGACTGGTACAACTGGAGAAGGTAAATCTCATAACAACTTACAACCTTATCAAGTTTTTGCAATTTGGAAAAGAACAGCATAAACAACTAAATAACCATTTTAAATGGAAAAAATTAATTTTAAAAACATAGGAGAACCTGGAGCAATTCCTATTAATGCAGATAACTTAAACTTAATGCAAAATAATGTAGAAAATAGTTTTAAGTCTAGTAGGACAACTAGTGATAAAGATACATATAATTGTAATTACATCAATAATATTGTTGAAAGTGGAAGCAATGATAATGGAACTTGGATTAAATATACTGATGGAACTATGATAACATATCAAAATGTGAATATTACTATATCTGTTACTGAACCATGGGGTGGAATATTTGTAGGAAATTATGCAACCCCGATTAGTTTTCCTCAAGTTTTTCAAGAGCCACCAGAAGTGCTAATTGATTTAAAGTTTACTCAAGGTGCTGGTTGGCGAGTTGACTGGGATTTCCCTGTTATAACTAATTCCAGTATTAAAAATATTGGGGTTGGAAGAGGGACTGCTTCTGATGTGTCAAAATTTAAGGCCACAATTTTTGCAATAGGAAAATGGAAATAATAAAGAAAGGAATAGAAATGGAAATAATAAAGAAATTCAAAGAAAAATATTTATTGATTACATTTGTTGTTGGTCTATTTATAAGTCTATTCATGGCATTGCATAATACTTTGAATAAGTATGATGACATATTAGATACTTTAAAAACGACTCAACAGATGTCTTTAAAAAGCGTGATTTGGAATGATAGTATACCAGTTGGAGAAAGAACATCAGCATGTGATGTTTATCTAGGGGCTGGATATAATTCGTTAACAAAAAAACACTGTGAAAAATTAGTAAATGAAAGTGTTGCAATAAACACTTTTTTTGATGGAAAGGAGGAATAGTAAATGGATATTCAAACAATTATGACTTTAGTTACAATATTAGTTACTTACATTTGTGGTGTTATTGCTAAAAAACATCCAAAATTCAATAATAAACTAATTCCAGTACAAAATCTATTGATTGGTATTATTGTAGCAGTAATTAATTTTATTATGACTAAAGACTTTAATGGTTCTATTGTAGTAGCTGGTTTACTTACCGGTGGTGCATATGACCTAGGAAAAAATTTAAATGACTTATTGAAAGGAGAATAGAAAACATGGAAATAAAAAAATGTATATTAGTTAATAATTCATGCTATAAGAAAGCATCTAAAATGGTGCCCAAAGGAATAGTAGTACATTCAACTGGAGCTAACAATCCATATCTAAAAAGATATGTTCAACCTGATGATGGTATTTTAGGAAAAAATCAATATAACAATGATTGGAATAGAAGCGGTGTTAACGCTTGTGTTAATGCTTTCATTGGTAAAGACAAAAATGGAGTAGTTAGATGTTATCAAACACTACCATTCGATTATATGCCATGGGGCTGTGCAAGTGGTAAAAAAGGAAGTTACAACTACACACATATACAATTTGAAATATGTGAGGATGCATTAAAAGATGAAAAGTATTTCAATGAAGCTTTTGGAGTTGCTATAGAATTTTGTGCTTATCTATGTGAAAAGTTTAACATATCAATAGATAATATAGTTAGTCATCATGAAGCTCATATGAAAGGCTATGCATCAAATCATGCGGATTGTGATCACTGGTTAAAGAAATTTAATAGAAATATGAATTGGTTTAGAAATGAAGTAAAAGCAAAATTAGAAAAGAAAGAAGTTAAACCAGAACCAACTAAACCTAGTTCAGATAATTTTCTAGGTCCTAGAGGATATCTTAAATACGGAGATAAAGGAAGCAATATCAATAAAATTTGTTTATTCTTTGCTAATAATTTCTATGGCTATTTTGGAAATACAAAAGAAAGTGCAAAAATTAAATTAGTAGGTAAAAATGGCAATGGCGATTTCTTTGGTAATTATCTTAAATCGTGGGTAATTGAGTTTCAAAAAAGAACAGGTCTTGAACCAGATGGTAACATAGGACCTTTAACTCTTAACATGATGAAAAAATATAAATTTACATATTAAAAAACTCAGTCAAAATTGGCTGAGCCTTTTTTTAGTGCAATAATTTTTTCTAAATATTTCAACAAAACTCAATCTAGGATAAGTCTCTTCAAAAGCAACTTGTCCTTTTTCGTGCCATACCTCTTGTAATTCTATGTTTCTGTGCATTTCTCGGTGGCATTCTAGGCAAAGAGGTATAACTAATCCATACTTAATCGAAAGTTGCCTATTTCGTCCGAAAAACACTTCGTGGAGATTATCTCTTTTTTTACCACATACAATACAATGTTCTAAGTCATCAGTAAAAATACTTATTCTATTTTTTTCAGCTTTTGTTTGTTTATATGTTCTTTTCTTTATAGACTTAGTTTCTTTATATTCTATTGTATTGCATTCTTTGCAGAATAGAGATACTTCTTTTTTGTACTTGATGCAGTATCCATATTTTTTATATTTTTTTGTTCTTGTTCTATAGTATTTACAATTCAT